AAACAATTTCATCTTTTAAACTTAGCTTTTTTCTTTTAGCTTTAGCAATTGCTTCTTCAGGGGCACGTTCGGCTTCTAAGGCTTCAACTAAATTATGCTGGTGTTTATGTTGATCTTTAAGAATACGAATTCTGTGTAATTTACTATCTTTATTCATGTTTTACTCCGTTTATACAAAAAAGTCTTCCAACGTATCAACTTTAACTGCGCTCCATCCGATAGCATGAAGAATAGAGTCTATCGGACTAAGGAAGACCTTCTCAAATTGTTTATCATAGTCTATGTAATTTGTCAAGGTAAATTCTTTTGGTAACACGCCAGGAAAGGAAATGATATTTTCACGAATTGGATTTGGCATTTTCAAATAGACAAACTTGATCTTATCACCACCGGCGATTGAATCATATCTTTTATCTAACTTCAATTGTTTTAAATGATTATTATATAAGATAGCACCACGGACGTGCATTGGACAACCTTTCTTATATGTACCTTTAGATTTATACTTATCAATGTTATCAGTACCTGAGTTACGACCAATATCCTCTGGAGGTAGTTGATGAAACTCTTGACGAAAATCTTCAATGAATTTCTGTATTGCTTCTTCACCGTCGTTCATAATAACTTTAAATGATTTCTTAAGTTTCTCACGACAAACTTCTGGTGTTGAAGATCGTACTGACTCAAGACCTGTAACCGAAATCTTTGGTTCTTCGTAATGAACGCCTTCAGAGTTTAGCGTATTCATAATATAACGCTTCTTAGCAATGAATACAGATTTGTCAGTAATCTTTTCTCGTTTCATACCCATTGCTTGACGATATGCACCCATACGTTTCGCCAGATCCTGATATCCTGCGTCAATGATTGGTTCAATTTTCATCTGACAAACTTTGTCCAGAAATTCTTCACCTTTCTTACGATCAATATCTATTGTACCAAATGCTGCCTTAACGATAGGAGACATATCAACATAGATAGAGTCAGTGTCAATATACACAATATAGTCTTCATCAGTTTTAAGAATTTTATTCATATATTCATTAACAGATTTTTGTGCATATCGTATTGACAACTGACCTGAGGTTGTAATTGCTTCTGCCATATCATTAATATAATATAGGAAGTAAATATTTGCCATTGCACCATAAAGCGAGTTCATACTAATCTTAATAGCCATTTGTGCATTGTGTAGTTGATTTGCTTCACGTTTAAGACGATCTTTTTCACCGGGGTCTGTTGCATTTTCAAGTTGTTGTTCAACTTCTAACATATTCTGTTTAATGATTTTACGGTTGCCATAGTATTCGTCAATAATTTCAGGAATGATACCGATATGTTTATTTGTAAAGCAGGCGCCATTTGCTGCAACCGACATATCAGTTCTTTGGCTTTGATACTTGCCATTCAATACCATATCCTGTGATACGTTTTCACGTTCATCTTCGAGATAAGTTTCAGGAGACATATTGTATTGTAGCATCAAGTGAGGATACAGGGAGTTCAAGTCAAACGATACAATCCAAGGATGCATACCAACTTTAGGATCTTTAACATAACCACCGACTAATTCACCAGCTCGTTGACCAGGTCCACCTTTAACTGGTGGGATACGGTTTTCTTTAATCAATTTACGATATAATGTTGTCTCCCATATACCAACTGTACCAAATGCATCTCCGTAGTTAACACCACCGCCATAAGCAACTGTCATAACTAATTCAAGTAATGATGTTTCATCTTCAAACCTTTGGATTAGCCAGGTATCCTTAAGATTATAGTCAAGGTACAATTGAGGATTTTGTTCATACAAGTTTGTTAAATTACCATAATCAGAATAATCCATTTTCTTTTCACCTAGGACTACATATGCAATATGATCGAGTTTCCATGACTCTTGAGGGCCATACTTATAACCAAACTTTTTAAAAGCATCCATATAGTCGATGACGGCAATACCACCAAGGCGATAGGAACCTTGTTCTTTACCAAAGAATTCTCGAGAATAAGGACGAACTGATCGCCAGGGAGACAAATCTTTAATTCTTTCTTCACCTAATAGATTTCTCATACGAGTAATAATGTATTGAATATCAAAGAACTCAACGTTCCAACCTGTAACAATATCAGGATAGTCGTTTACCCAGATCTGAAGAAACCGACGGAGTAAACCTTCCTCGGTATCAAACTTCATGAATTGAATATCATCTTGAGGAATATTAGTTAGAGTCTTTGTCTTATCATAATCTTTACGCCCGAGCAAATGATATGTACTTGACTTTGAAGATTTAAAGGCAATAGAAGTAATTTCTTTATCGGCAATATCCATATCAGGATATCCATCCGCGATGTCAACCTCAATATCGAATGAAACTATATTAATCAACGAAGAGTCAAATTTTATATCGTTAGGATATTTTTCTTGAATAAACTGAGACGCATAATTCGTGTTACCACATATCTCAAGACCATGTACACCTTTATACTGATCTGTAAACTCCTTAGCATCTTTCATACTGTCAAATCGTTTTGGAGCAATTGGCTGCTCTGTAAATAGAGATCGGTAAGCAGAGTCTTTTTGTGTTGTAATAAAAAGAGTTGGTTGATACTTTACTTTTCGTTCAAATCTTGATCCGTTTTCGTAGCCGCGCCACAAAATAGTATTACCAAATCTTTCAACTGATGTATAAAAATTAGACATATAATTCCTTTTGCATTTGTTAATTTCTATAGTAATCTATATTAGTTAGAATGTCAACCATTATGCTGATATTTCACTAAAATTCTTTACCTTTTGAAAACGAATATGGTTATCAAACTTATCTCCAAACTGGTGACCACGATGTGAAATCACAAAGATATTATCATCTGAGTTTAGATTGTGTAATGTATCAATTAGGTTCTCAATACCAACCGAGTCAAGGGCGCCATCAAGAGTTTCGTCAAGTAGCAATAAGTTGGTGGATACAGAATTGCGGAGCTTTGCCACAGATCTCCAGGCAAGCATAATTGATAATGTGATCCGCAGTTTCTCACCTTCAGAGAATGAAGCGTATGAAAACGCATCTCGAAATCTCGATTTGATAATCTCATTAAAATTTTCATCAAGCTGAAAGTCAACAAACAAATCAAAGGCACCAAGATACTTATTAATTAGTTTATTCATAACTGGAATATATTGGCGAATAATTCTTGTCTTAATACCACCATCACGTAACATTGTTTGCACAACGCTGAGTACTTCTTTTTCTTCAAATAACTGGTGTTGTTGTTTTGTTGAGTTCTCAAGAGTAATTGTATATTCTTCAAGTTTTGACGTATCAACCGCTTCAACTTCTTCTTCGGCCTGTACGAGCTCACTCTTATAAGAATTAAGCGCATTAATTGACATTTTAATAGTAGCTCGGTGATCACCAATAGTTAAGTTACGACTAGCAACATCGTCCTCAACTAATGATATGTCCTCTAACCTTTGTTCATGCTTTCCTATCTTATTTGATAATTCAGTTATAGCATTGGATAGCTCTTCTACTTTTTCGTTTTTTTCTGTAACAATGTTTTCTTTGAACTTGTGTTCAATACCTTGTTTACAAGTAGGGCAATTATCATGGTCATGGTAAAAATTTAATTCCTTATTATGATTTGATAAAGTAATCTCCAAATCTCTTTTGAGTTTGTTTGCCTTATCGGCCTTTCCTTTTGTGGTCTGTTTATCAGAAATAGTTTTAATTAATTCTTCAATATTCGTTTGGATAGTTTCTATCTGTTCTTTTTCGTTTTCAATTTTTTGAATATGCTCAGACATTTTCTCACGCACTTTGGCAACTTCGTCCTCACGAATTTTGCGAATTGAAGCGTTATGCTCTTTAGCACTTTCTAACTTAGACGCAGTTAGATCTATCTGATAACCGTTTTCTGTAATATGTTCTTTATTGCCACTTACTCTATCTTTAAGTAACAAGTTCATAGTACTAAATACCTGAATATCAAGAAGATCTTCAATAATATCACGACGGGTATGAGCAGGTAATTCCATAAAAGGAACGTATGTCGCAGATCCTAACACAACAATTTGATTAAATGATTTATAGTTTAAATTAAGAATGTTTTGTTCAAGATATGATTGATAATCCCTTGACGCCGCGTCCTGATTTATAATTTCACCATTTTTCCAAATTTCAAATACATTAGGTTTGATACCACGGCGAATTAGAAATTGATTTGATCCTACTTGAAAAGATATCTCTACAATCGTTTCACGGCCGTTAATACTATTTACAAGTTGTGCTTTGTTTACTTTACGGAATGCTTTACCGTATAATCCAAAAACGATAGCGTCAAGTAATGTTGATTTTCCGCTACCGTTTGTCCCACTAATAAGTGTAGTTCTATTATCGTTTAAAGGTATGACTGTCCACGCATTACCTGATGATAATAAATTCTTATATCGTACTTCTTTAAATTGTATTTTCATCCTAGTTGTTGGGCCTCAATATATAATTCATCTATTAAATTTTGGATACTCACTTTGTTTACTTTTGTGTCAATTGACTCAATGTACTGATGTAATATATCCTTTGTGTCTTTTGTTTCGTCGAGGATTTCATCAACACCAGCATTTTCAAGATTAAGACTATCTTCAATTGCTTTTACATCAACAGCACCAGCGTCTGTAAGTTTATTCATAAACATATCGTAAATATATGCGTTAGATCGATCTTTCACAATCACTTTAATATATGAGTTTTTGATATTAGTTAAATCTAAATTTGTAATGTCCTCAATAGTCATATCTGCATCATCATAATCTATTTTATGATAAATCGCAAATGGATTGAGTACCCATTCAAGATCTCGTGTTTCAGTGTCAAGTACTCGGAAACCACGTCTACCTTGATAATCGGACCAAGTCATTTCGTATGGTGCACCAAGGTATGTAATGTTATTATATACAGAAGGATGATGGAAATGGCCAGAATATACTTGTTCAAAATGAGAAAATATTTCTTTTGAAAGACCGTGATCGTTAATTGCACCTTTTAGCATTTCAAAACCCTGGATGGCAAAATGTCCCATACAGATATCAGCTTTTGACTCTGCCATAGACTTCATAAGGTTTTCTGAGTTGTTCTTTGTAATCCACGGTACCATTATAACATTAGTAGACCCAAATGTCAATTCCTTTGTTTCATCACAATATATATTGAAGTTTGAATACTCTCGCAAAAGCAAATTCATTGAATTAACTTCATTTGTGTTTGTATAATAAACGGAATGATTACCAACAATTGCATGGTACTCGATATTGCGTTTTGCAAGTTGGTCAAAGAACATTTTCTTAGCTCTGTCAAGAGTCACGTAGTTCACAAACTTGCGTCGGTCAAAAGTATCACCTAAATCAAGAACAATCTTAATGTCATTTTCATCAATGTATGGAAAGAAGATTTCGTTAAAAAACTTTTCCTGGTGATCTAGAAATACTTTTGAATCACCTCGAACTCCAAGGTGCATATCAGTAATAATAGCTATTTTCATTTTTTATTCTTATTTAGTTTTTCTTCAAAGTCTTGTATAAAGCTGTTAATATAATCAGCATTTGTATTTAAATGTAGCTGTACCTCGCTTGATTCATATGTTCCTCCTGCTGCAACCAAATTATGCGAAGACTTAAATCTAATGTACATTTGTTTTTTCTCTTTGGCAATACGGCGAAGGAATGCGTACCAAATAATTTGTGTAAAGTATGCAAATGGATTTGAAGATTTATTAGGATCAAAATTGTTAATATATAATAGACAATTTTCAATACCGTCCATGATCATATCTTCTTTATAAGTATAACCTGAGAAGTTTGGTTTTGTCGCCAGCCTATTTGATATTTGGTAAATGCAATCGCCGATGTAATTAGGTACTCTTGGTGGTTCGTCACCTTGATCCTCAGCATCTCTAATTTGCTTCTTGTATTTTATAAGAGCCTCTAAAAGATCTGGGTTGTTGACGTAGTTGCGTTTTGCTCTTCGAGCCATTGCTACTCTCCTCATTTTTTATGTGTTAGTTTATATTAATACTAAAACCTGAGAATGTCAACAATATAATTTGAGAACTTTTTTTGTTTTTTGTTCATTTTTTTGTTGACATATCCGCTAGATGTGTTATAATCAGAATTAATATTCTGGGAGTTATGGATATATAGTTTATTCTAGAGGTATTGTATATATTTTGAATGGGTTTAAAATGATTTAAAGTATAATTAGTAAACGCACCTACAGACAAATCATCAGCAATATCATAAAGAGTAGCACGATCAGAATCAGAACCAATTCGTAATGATCTACCAATTGACTGAAGTACTTTAATCTCAGATTTAGAACCGGAGGCAAAGATTACATTATCCAATCTTTTAATATTTACACCAGTTGAGAACACACCGTACGATGCAAGAATGTCATGTCGTTTTACAGGATCGTTCTCAACAAGATGCCGTATTTCTTCACGCTCAGTTCCTTTTACTCCACCATATACAAAATGTAAGACACGATCGTCTCTCCGAAGGAGTGGCTCTAACACCTTTCCATGTTTCTCAACTAAGTCAAATAACACCAGATTATTTTGATCTTTAAGAGACCATAACAGGTTTCGAATGAAAAGGTTTCTTTTTTCATGGTTGATAATGTATTCACGCTCAGCAGGATATTTTTTCTGTTTTACTTCTATTGAGTTCATTGCTTTACGGAATTGTTTTTTCTTATCAATAGGATGTTTGAGAACTAGTGCTTTTACTTGAAAATTTGCGACAGTACCTTCATCTATTAAATCCTTTGTACTTACAAATCTTTTGACTTGTCCAAAGCAACCTTCAAGGACGAGCTGATGTGTTTTGCTTTCTTCAGATTTAAGGGTACCAGTAAAGCCGTGTCTGTATTCGCAATTTATCAATTTTTCCATAATCGTTGTAAGTGACTTCGCCTGGAATAAGTGGGCTTCATCGCCAAGAACCACACGAAACTGATCGAACCAATCTTTTGATTGTTTAATAAGAGATTGCCAAGTACTAATAACAATTGGTGCAGAAGTATTTTTGTCTATCCCACCTTGTATCTTGTAGATCAAACTTTCATCACATCCGTAGTCAACAAAATCACCAGCCATTTGATGTACAAGAGATATAGTTGGTACAATAATAAGAGTCCTATGTCCAAATGCTTGATAATAATGTTGCTGTAGTAAATATATGATTAGCGATTTTCCAGAAGATGTTGGCGATAAAGAAAGTGAACGATCACTACGAATAGCATTAACTATATAGTCATTTTGATAATCACGAGGAGTAAACTTGCAATTTATTTCTTCGGCAATTTCATATCCATAATTGTCAGGAACAACTTCTTTCTTTACCATATCGTCAGGTACGTTGAGTGTATATTCTCGATCCGCACAAAACTTTTGTAAGTAACTCATAAGTCCAACGTACAAAGTTGGGCGCATAGGTTGGTACATACGTATATAACCATCCCATACTCTTGATTTAAATTTTGGAGAAAATTGATATCCCGGTGGTCGAAAAGAAAAGTAATTCATTATCTCTTGACGTACACCAGGATCTGCTGTAACTTTCATATGAACCGAATTTATTGGTTCTACATTTACTATATCATTCATACTTCTATATCTATAAACTGTCCTTGTGTTTCACCTGGGCTTATTGTTTGACCGTCTTTATCATATCTGGCAGCGGCCTGATCTCTTAATGCTTGTATCTCTTTCATGCGTTCTTCAACTCGACGAGTTTGATCTAATTTAAGATCTGAACGTGTTGCTGCTTCTACTACACGTATACGTTTTTTCTCTATCGGCGGAATTATATTTTCACTATTTGGATATACATTAGGATGACCATATTTACTTGCATGTAACGCCTGAAGTATTTCAAAAGGCATACCACCTGATGCTGTTGTCTTCATTTTATCCTCCTGACTGAAACTTAACCCAATCAATCATGTTTTTAACTATGAAGTTCCTATTATTTATCTGTCTAACAATACTTTCCAAATACTTCCCACGTTCTTCGTGTAATGAGATTTTAAGACTAAGTTCTATTACGTCTCTATCGCTTTGGATGTACTTATCTAAATCGTTACGCAATACTTTTAGTGAAAAAGGTTTCCACCCACGGTCACGGAGTTCGAGCTCATCCATAGAACCATTGTAATATTCAGTTTTAGCTTTTTCGAGTTCTACGAGATCGGCCTTTAATTTACGTATCTTTAAGGCTTCACGGTAATATAGATTATAGTACTTATTGTGTAACTCAGGAATGCGGCCTGACTCTCTTGAAAGATTTGTTTCGTCAATTTTACAATCCTGAGCCCACAACTTGTTGATCTCGTCTATATCCATTACATACTTCTCCATTCTATATAATATAATACAATTTTATCACACTAGTATGAAAATGTCAATTATTTCTTTTCGTTGGCCTCTGCTTCAACCATTTTAGCATGCTCTTCGTGGTCAACGATACCTTCGTTCAAAAGTCTTTCTCGATTAATCATATGCTGATTAAAAGTGTCTTCTTTTGAACCGCCAAAGTAAGGAACACAATGTCCTTCGTCAATCATTATTTGCGTTACAAGACGACCGTCCGCAGCTTTAAAATCTCCTAGGACTCGACCAAACTTACCTTTCATATCTTCACCGTGTTTATTTTCGGTTGTGATAAGTTTTGCACCTTCCTTTAAGAGTTCATATAATCTGTTTTTAGCTGCTAATCCGAACAATTTTTCTACACGGTCAGATGTTCTTGACTCAGGAGTATCAATACCCATGATACGTACTCTTTCGTCTTTTAAACATACCCCAAACCCAAGATCAATATCTACATCTACGGTATCACCGTCTACAACTTTTATTACTGTTACGTCATATTCGTTGTGGTTTAATTCTGCCAATTTTCTAATTCCTTATAACTGTGTTATTTTAAAATCCCTAAATATAAAATTCACAATTGCTTGAGGATATACTACATCGGTCTGAGTAGTGTCAAGCTGGACATCAGATAAACTCGAGGGGAAACAGTCAAAGAATTGCATTTCCACATTAGGATTTTTATGACTGTTCATGATTACTATTGATATATCCGTCGTTAGGCCATCATTACTATCTTTTAAAAGATCATACTGATTAAAGTTTTCTGGGAACCCAAGGGCCTTTATCCAATTAAAAACTTCAATATAATTGTTCATAGATTCATCAATAATAAATGATAGAGGTAATTCACCATATGATATTCTATCTCCTGGAACAGGTACCGGCTTGAACGGAGTCGGTTGGTCAATCTGCTGAATATTTAAGGATGGCACAATAACATTTTGAGTAAAAAATTCAACGTTTGGCAGCCGACTTAACGTAACTACAAACTCTAATGGTGACATAAAATTTGTTATCATAACATTTTCCTATTGACATTGCCTTTAAAACGCGATATATTATATTTATAAGGAATGAAAAAAGGAATCAGTTATGACTCAGTTCGATAAAACAAAATTCACATACCACGGCGGTTATCTCGAGTATACAGGTACTTACGAAGGTCAACCTACTTGGGATCAAGTTGCTCCTAACTGTCACCCATCACGTGTAGGTACACCTAAAGAATTGTTTATCGCACGGTTCAAATATAGTGGACCATTCACAAAAGCTAAGTTCGTCAAAGAACTTATCAAAAACTTTACTGTTGAAGAATATGTTGCAGAACGAAACAAAGAAGGTCTTGATAGTTCTCCACTTCAAATTCTTCGTAATAAGAATGAAGATTGGTATTACAAAGTATTATCAGCTTGGAAAGATAAACAAACTCAAATGTGCGCATAGGACCGCGAATAATTTAGTTGACATTTTTCTCCTTGTGTTATAGAATAAATATAGGATGAGGAGAAAAAACAAAAAACCAAATGAACTCATTAACCCGTGCATAAACATTTGTAGCATAGATGCTTTTACAGGTGTTTGCATTGGTTGTAAAAGAACACAGAAGGAGATCTCAGAATGGTTTTGGATGGAAGATTCCCAGAAAAAGATAATAATGAAAAAACTGAAAAGCCGATAACTTCTTATGATGATCCTTGCGATGATGCTACGCCTTGGATAGGAAAAATGAAAAACGAGAAAAAGGAAAAATGATAAAATATATTTTTGATGTTGATGGTACTCTTACTCCAAGTAGACAAGTAATGAATCCTCAATTTAAAGAGTGGTTTCTTAATTTTATAAACAAAGAAAAAGTATGGCTTGTAACTGGTTCTGACTATCCAAAAACAGTAGAACAGCTTGGTACAGAAATTTGTGAAAATGTTGTTACGTGCTATAGTTGTAGCGGTAACCAAACTCGTTTTCGTGGTAAAGTGGTAAACGCCGCGTCCTTTGATCCTGACCCTGAACTTATGAATATTTTAGAAGGTTGGCTTCAGTCTAGTCCTTTCCCATTAAGAACTGGTAACCATATTGAAAAACGGCCAGGTACTTGGAATTTTAGTATCGTAGGTAGAAATGCTAATATGTATCAAAGGGCTGAATACGTCATATACGATAAATCAAATCGTGAACGTGAAAGCATTGCATATCAAATTAATTCTGAGTTTAAAAATATTACTGCAACTATTGGTGGTGAAACCGGTATTGACATTTATAATACAGGCAGAGATAAAAGCCAAATTTTAGATGACTTTGATAATGGTTCTGACCACATCATTTTCTTTGGTGATAAAACAGAACCAGGCGGGAATGACTATCCTCTCGCAAACGCAATTAAATACCCAGGTAAGTTTTACCAGGTAAAGGATTGGAAAGACGCTTGGGATATCTTGAAAAGAATTACCAAATGAAAGTAGGATTTACCGCATCAGCCTTTGACTTACTTCACGCAGGTCATATACAAATGTTAAGAGACGCAAAAGATCAGTGTGATTATTTGATTGTAGGATTACAGTTAAATCCTGCGGATGAGCGACAAGACAAGAATGCACCTATCCAAACTATTGTTGAGCGTTATACTCAATTAAAAGCAGTAAGATATGTTGACGAAATAATTCCATACCAATACGAGCGAGATCTAGAAGATATATTATCAATGTATCATATAGACATTAGAGTACTTGGAGTTGAATACAAAGAAAAAGATTTTACAGGTAAAGACATGTGTCGTAAGCGCGGCATAGAATTATATTTCAATAAACGAGATCATAGATTTAGTACATCTGATTTAAGAAAGAGAGTTTGCAATGACTGAAGGACCGTTTAAGAATGCGTTTGATGCCGACACTGGTGGCGTAATCAGGCGTGAAATTATTACCTATCGTATACGTAATGGTATAATGATTAAAGAAGAAGCAAGCCGAGATTATTACAAGTCAGGCGATTATCACGATGCAATTAATTCTAAGCCATTGGTGTCAAGATGAGTGATAAGCAATGGGAAATGGATTCAGAAATGCTGAACCAACTACATAACACTGCACGTATTATGGAACAACATGATAAAGAATCTGGTCCTGAACTTAGGAGAATAGCTGATAGGTTTAGTGAATTAATTAAGAATGCGCATCAGCGGAGGCATTGGTGTAATGGACATGAATAAACACAGTGATGTTACACTCAAAGAATTAATCAAAATCCTTGCTGAAAATAAATTAGAATTTTATATAAAAAAGCAAAAAGACAATATTGTTAAAATTCACTTCATGGTCAGAGAAGAATAATTTTCTATATAAATAGAAGGTGATTTGGACTTTTCCTATATTATTAATATAATATGCAGTTTATAATATAGGAGAAAAACAATATGGCTGCAAAAAAAGCTAAGAGTTTAGCGCCAGATTCAATCTATGCACATCTTGATGCTGATGGTGACGGTGTTATTACAGACGAAGAAATGGCACGCGCAAAAGAAATTGCGGAGTGGGAACACAAGAAAAAAATGCAAGAAAATGAAGATGCAAAAGAAGATCAAATTCGCCAGATGGCATGGTTTGCTCTTTGGGGAATGTTACTTTACCCGCTTGGCATTTTTGTTACATCGTTCTTTGGATTAGACGATGCTGCAGGATTAATTAGTGATATCGCACCAACATACTTTGTTGCTATTGCTGGCTTGGTGGCTGCCTTCTTTGGTGCCAATGCTTATGCAAAAGGAAAAAGTAATTCATCAAGTGATGAAGATTACTAAGATTTAATATATATAAAAACAATTAAAGAGGGGCTAATAACCCTTCTTTCTTTTTTCTATTGACATTCTCTTGCGAATCAGATAGATTAATAATTGAAATACTTTGAGGAATATAGTATGGTGAATGAACAATTTAAAATTTTAACTGCGCGCCAGCACGTCAGAGAACGTATTGGTATGTACATGGGATCGAGTGCAATGGAACCGATCTCAAGGTTTGTGCTAGGTAAATGGAAAACTGTTAAGTACGTTCCTGCTCTGTCTAAAATGATTGACGAAATTTTAGATAACTCAATTGATGAAGCAATTCGTACCAATTTCAAATATGCAAATAAGATCAACGTATCTATCACAGATAATAAAGTTACTGTGAGCGACAATGGACGTGGAATTCCACACGAAAAAGTATATGATGAGACAACTGATACTCATATCGCCAGGGCAACAGCTGCATGGACAAAAGTAAACGCAGGTACGAGTTTTGATGATGAGCGTGTAACAATTGGTACTAACGGTGTTGGGTCAGCAGCAACAAATTTCCTTTCTTCTAAGTTTGTTGGTAAATCAATATCAAATGGAAAACAACTTACAGTTACTTGTAAGAATGGCGCAGAAGATATATCTGAAACATATTCTAAGAAAGAAGGTAATGGAACTGAAGTATGGTTCATTCCTGACTTTGATTTATTTGAATGTGATAACCTTAGTGATTATGATACCATATCACTTATTGAAGATCGCCTAATTAGTTTGCAGATGGCATTTCCTGAAATAGCATTTTCATTCAATAAAAAACGAATTAAAGTAAACAGCCTTAAAAAATATGCTGATATGTTTACAGCTGAAGGCGCTTCTGTTGTTACCGACATATCTCATAATTTGTCATTTTTCTTTACATCGTCAGAAGATGGATTTCGTTCAAACAGTTTTGTGAACGGTGTGAATACTCGACAAGGTGGTGCCTATGTTGATTTTATAGTAAATGGTATAGTTGAAGAATTATCTGTATTGATTAAACGCCGACATAAAGTTGAGGTTGCAAAGAATACAATTAAAGGCGGTCTTACGTTTGTAATGTTTGCTCGCAATTTCACAAATCCAAAATTTGATAGTCAAACAAAGGAAAGACTTACGAACACAATGGGTAATGTGAAAGAGCATTACGAACTCGCAAACGTAAAAGATTTTTCTTATATTGCTAAAAAGATATTCGCAGCCGCTGATATTATTGAGCCAATTGTTGAAGCTCAACTTGCAAAGAAGATGGCCGCGGATAAACGTGCAGCTACTCTTGCACAAAAGAAATTGCGTAAAGTTAAAGTAGCAAAACACATATCCGCAAACAAAGATAATGCAACTCTTAAAATTGTTGAAGGAGACTCTGCAATGGGTTTCTTACTTAAAGTTCGAGATCCAAACAAAGTTGGCGCATATCCGTTACGTGGTGTTATTATGAATACGTGGGATATGAAACCTGCTGATGTTTTAAAGAATAAGGAACTATCAGAATTAGTTGCAGTTCTTGGATTAAATATAAATGATCCTGATAGCATTGATGATATGTCATATGAAAATATTGCTACACTTACCGATGCTGACCACGATGGTATTGGTCATATTAGCCCGTTGCTGATTGCTTTCTTTTACAAATTCTGGCCACGCCTTCTAACAGAAAAACGTGTAAAAATCACTCGTACTCCTATTATGATTTCAACAAAAAACAAAGACGTTAAATGGTTCTATACGTATGAAGAAGCAAACGATTTTAAATCTAAACACTCAGGTTGGAAACATAGATACATTAAAGGCTTGGGATCACTCGAAGAAATTGAATATGATAAGATTATTAATCAACCGCAATATGATACTGTCACTGTAGATGATGCGTCAGTATTTCAAATGATGTTTGGTAAAGATTCAGCTTTACGTAAAGAGTATATGTTCGCATGATTATGTGGTATGATATATTGTTATCTATATTCTTTGCATGGCTAATGTTAAACTTTTTCTTTTTTCCGTTCATCGGCCCGGTTATATCATATGGAATATATCAAGGATGGAATACCTATTGTAATTATCGGTTGACATTTGGAGATTAATATTGTAGAATGGATAGAATCATTAATTTAATATGGTGGTATCGAGAATTGAGAATCAGAGGAATTGAAATGGGAGTAACTAATGTAGGTGCTTGGTACTCTAGGTATAATAGATTAAACTGCCTATGGTGGGCAATTGAAAACAGTGGTACACACTACACAGACGGGACGTATTTTAAATGAGCCTTTTAGATTTTACAACTGAAGCTAACGAATATCCAATATCAAAAGTCGCTAGAAACGAATGGTTATCGTTCGCAATGTACACGGTTGAATCACGGGCAATTCCAAATATGATTGATGGTTTAAAACCGGTTCAACGATTTTACCTCTATTCATCTTTGGTCAATTCAAAGAAAGATTTCAAAAAAGTATCTGCGGTTGCTGGTATTATATCTGACTATGGATATAACCACGGAGAAGCATCAGCGGCTGGTGCAGGACAATTGATGGCCGCAACATGGAATAACAATATATGTTTAGTTGAAGGTCGAGGATCATTTGGTACTCGACTTGTTCAAGAAGCAGGCGCGCCGCGTTACGTCTATACTCGAGTTCATGAAAACTTTAGTAAATATATTAAGGACCTTGAGTTGTCTCCAGTACACGAAGATCCTGAACACGAACCGCCATCGTTTTACCTTCCAGTCATTCCATTGGTTTTAGCTAACGGAACTAAAGGTATTGCCACAGGTTTTGCCACAAACATTCTTCCTCGCTCACCTAACGCGCTTTCTAGTGCCTGTCGCGAATATGTGCTGAATGGTAATATAGCCAGCAGGCTCTCAGTGACGTTTCCGGACTTCAAAGGTACAGTAAACTACGATAAAACTGAGGATAAATACACAGTCGTCGGTTGTTTTGAAAAGAAGAGCAAAACAGTATTAGAAATTACTGAGGTACCATATGGCTTTGACAGGGAAGGCTATATTAAGGTTTTAGATAAGCTCGAAGATGACGGGGATATCGTATCCTACGAAGATCTTTGTGATAAAAACGGATTTAGGTTTGAAGTTAAGCTAAAGCAAACCGGTAGTTCGAGTTGGCCTGATGAACGTATTATCCGTAAATTTAAACTTGCAAAACCTCTTACTGAAAATCTAACAGTTATTAATCATGAAGGCAAGCTAAAAGAATATAAAGATGAACGTCTATTAATCAAAGACTTTTGTGATTATCGTATGGGTGTTCTTCAAGATCGTATTGAGCTTCGTAAACAGGAGGCAACAGAACTTGCCCGTTGGTTAACTGTTAAGATGCAATTTGTTCAAGCTGTACTTGACGATAAGATTTTATTTAAAGGTAAAAATAAAAAGAACGTATCTGAACAAATCCTTAATGTTACTTCAGCATTACCAGAAGATACTGACAGGTTACTCAGAATTAACATTATAAGTCTTACTGATGAAATGGTTAAAGAACTCGCAAAGGAGATTAAAGAGTCTGAGAAAAATCTAAAATATTGGGAACGTACAACACCAAAGAAACAATTCATCCTTGACTTGGATGAGGTATGTGAATAGTGTTTTATGTTACTTATAGAAAACCAAAAAAGATATCAAATTCTTTAATGGATAATATGGTTAAGTTTGCTTCAAATTTTCTCCAAATTGATGGTGAAATGGAAGTATGTTTTGATGGGGAATTTAATGACAAGTGTTGTGGTTATGTTGAATATGAACCTGATGATGACGAGATTGTTGTATATATCAACCCATCTTATAATAGACAAGAAATCATCACTACCTTTTTTCACGAAATGGTTCACGTGAAACAATACCTAAAAGGAGAACTGCAACACGGTTGTGGTAAATCTCTATCAAGGTGGAATGGTAAATCATATGACGTATCATATTACGAACTACCTTGGGAAATGGAAGCATTTGAATTAGAATGTATTATGTACGATATTTTTAAGCAAGAAGGATTTAAGTAAATGCCAAACTGGTGTATGAACGATGTACTTATTAAAGGACCTACGGATAAAATTGAAAACCTTTATAATAAAATAGAAAAAACTGGTGGATTATTCGAGGTTATGGTTCCTATTGGTGAATGGGATTATAACGCAGCTCTTGACGAATGGGGAGTTAAGTGGGATGCAAGCCCTGAAAATCTAGTGATGGAAGAAGACGGTGGCGAAGCTTATATATCAGGTACAATAGATACTGCATGGGGTCCACCGATTAAAGTTTTTGAAACATTCAGTTTAGAAAATCCTGATACCACCGTAGAAATAAGATACTTCGAATCAGGCATGTGTTTTGTTGGACAATATATAGATGGTGAAGATACGCTTTATGAATATGATCTTAATGACCTAGAAACAATAAATGTTATTCCTCAAGATTTGATAGAACACTTTGATTTATATAGTGAAGTTACGAATTATGACGAATTAGATTATGAAGATGACGACTAATGAAAATTGATGTTTTCCTTGATCCTGCCTACAACACATTGATAGAACGATTTGTAAAATTTATATGCAAAGAATATTGTATTCTACCAAGGAAAATTTTCATTACAGAATATAATCTTGAAGAAAGCTCAGGAATGTGTATAGATGAGAATGATGGCGAATATATTATACTTGTAAACAAAAATCGTGATCTTGCTAGTGTATTCACAACCGTGGCTCATGAAATGATCCATGTAAAACAATATATGACACAGGATTTAGGCGAGCTTTTGGATACAAATAAAGACGTTTCTTATAAAGATAGATGGTGGGAAAAGGAAGCATATAAAAACGCGGTACCGCTTGTGGAAAAATTTTCTAAAACTATATAAATATAAACATGTTTAAAGCCAATAAAGAAATTATTTGGCACTTAACGTGTTCGGCTTGTAATGGATGGTTTACTTATGCAACAATGGAAGAGAAATTATGTATTGACAGATATACATTTTATTGTCCTCATTGTGGCAAAAAAGGTTCTGTAAATAAAACATAATTAAACTATTGCGAACTTGTGAGGAGCTAAACTATGATACCAAAGATCGTTCATACGACTTGGTCTACTAAGGATATACTTAAAAATAATTCTACACTGGTTCAAAACGGTTTAAAGAAACTCGCCGAGCTAAATCCAAATTGGGAACTGCGTGTATATGATGATGCAGAAGTAGAACAAGATCTTAAACAATATTTAGGATCTGATTATAGTCTTATTCAAGAAGATCATATTGTTGCTAAATCAGATCTTTGGAGACTCATAAAAATTTATATGGAAGGCGGTTTATATATTGATGTTGACCGCCTCTGTAATATTCCACTCTCGTCAATAATTGATAAAGAAACTCAGTGGGTATTACCTACATATAAAGATTCTGATTTCTCTCAAGATTTTATGTTGAGTACTCCAAATAATCCTGCGTTTTGTACCGCAATTGGTTTAAATCTATGGAGAAGAAGAAACGGTCATAAGCATGTATTTTATTTAGGACCACAAACATATATGCATGCTATATCTGAATCACTTATTGGTAAAAGGGTAGATACAAACCCTGGCGTAGAATTCTTTAATGATTTCCGTAAGCACGTTAAAGACATACCTTTTATTTCTACATATCGTGAAGATCCGCCATATGATACAATCATATATAGAAACGGTATTACCGAAGGTCATGAACAAATGAAAAGGGACTTATATAAAGACTTCAACATGTCTCATTGGACAGGGGAGTGGTAATAAGTGTCCATTATTTGGGATAAGCTTATAGATTGTCAAGATAAAATCATAAAGATTTTTGACGAACAGGCGATAGAAATACATGAGGATGGATTAGATTATTTTAATAGACCTGATGGTGGATGGATAAATCGCGTGTGGTCTAACGATAGTATACGTCGAGCTCATATAGATATAGTAGATGCTCGTGAGTCAAAACGCTTATGGATGATGCACGTTTGTATATTTCCACAATTACATAATCCTGCTCCTATATATGGATTTGATATAATTGCTGGTGAAAATAAAATCACTGGTGCTTTTCACGATTTCTCTCCAAGCGTAGATCCTGACCACGATATGATAAAAGATTATTATAAAAGTGTAGAACACTTTGTCCCAAATAAACAACGTGAACTAGTAACTGAAATAATTCGTATAGCTATAGACAATATGTATACTTATTTTGAACAAGTAGGTCTATATGATAAAAAAGGTGATCCAATGAGTATTGCTAAATGTCAAGATTACTATTGTCACAATCAGCAACAAAATCCTCATACCGCAAATGTTATGAAAAGTCTTGGTTTACCTGAAAAGGATGTAGACAGATTTTGTACTGATATGCTATTTCCAAAATTAAAGTAAATGTTAGGAGAAAATAATGTGGATACTTTTTGTAGTGAATACAGTGTTTACTGTTGAAGGTGGAGAAATTAAGTGGACCAGGTTCGCTGAATACGAAAACGAATTAAGTTGTTTTGTTGAAAAGGCAATACTTGAAACACAGTTTGAAGCAGGTGAATTAGCACTCTGTTATAAACTTGACGTAGGATCTAAATAATATGAAAACAAATCGCACGCCACCAAAACGCCCAGTAGAATATTCAACATATGAAGAATATGTTAAGAGTCGTTTACAACCAACTGGTTTACAACTCCAAGTAATTCCTAAATCATTATATAACGCCTTAAGAGAGAAAAAGAAAAAAGAAGAGAATTAACTATTGACATTTGGTATGAGGATTTTGTTGCTGATTGTGACAATAGTAATCTTGACATTTAGCAATACTCATTGGATCACCTTTTTTATCATATAGACCTACTTGTTCAAAATAAGTATACATATTGTCTATAGCTATACGAATTATTTCAGTTACTGCGACATATTGCCATTATGATGGTTATCTGAGCTACAACGGCCGTCTTCTTGTTGAGTCATATAACACTCCTGAGCGAGCAAATGCCGTAGCAAACGCCGGTTATCTTTCAAGTTTAACAACCGACCTTGACCACGATTTGCGAGCAGCAGTTCACACTGAAGATCCTGTTGAATATGGTTCAGTAAAAGCTTTCCTTCAGTGTGGTGATAAACATTGTGGATCTGATTATCTTTATCTTTTTGATGGTGAAGCATGGTTCTATACTGACACCTATACTTCACGCCTAGAACGCGGCTTTGAAGAAGTTGAAATGAATTTAAATTCATTAGCCGCATAATAACTATTGACATTCTACTGAGAATCAGTTATATTAGTTATATCAAATGAAAAGGAATACGTTATGAAAAATCTAAATCAAACAACACTGAAAACAATCCGCAACGCTGATAATGCTACACTTGACGCAATTATCGCGGAAGTTAAAAATCGTCAACGTCAAATGCAACAAGACATTGGATCTTCTTTCAACGTTGGTGATAAAGTTTGGTTTGATGCGAAACGTCGTGGTCGTGTTGAAGGCCTGATCTCAAAGATCAATCAAAAAACTATCGTTGTTAAAACCCCTCTTGTAACTTGGAAGGTTTCTCCTTCTTTGTTGAAGAAAGCAGCTTAAGCTAATAACGCTCCTGTAGCTCAGTTGGTTAGAGCTCCCCGCTCATAACGGGTCGGTCGTAGGTTCGAGTCCTACCGGGAGCACCAATAAATGGTTCCTTAGCTCAACTGGATAGAGCACCTGCCTTCTAAGCAGGGGGTTGCAGGTTCGAGTCCTGCAGGGACCGCCAATAATATGGGTGAAGTGTTAATGGTTGCACGTCGGATTCCAAATCCGAAAGACAGAGTTCAATTCTTTGCACCTATGCCAAATAAAAAGGATATATTATGCGTAGAGGAAACAAACCTGAAGTAGAAAACTATATAAAGGTAAGGTTAGAGTTTCTTCACGAAGAAAAGAAAAAGAATGATAATCAAACCGCTCATTTAGTTTTAGATAAAGCAATATATGAGTTGAGTATTGTTCTTGATCTTATAACAAGAAACGGAGATTAGCGCAGTCTGGTAGCGCATCTGGTTTGGGACCAGAGGGTCGCAGGTTCGAATCCTGCATCTCCGACCAATAATAAGGATTACGTTTTGTGGACTTTAGTTTTTATATACTTATATGCAGGTGAACCGTTTTCGGTGAAGTATGATGCTTATGACAATATGACAGACTGTTTCTTTGCAAGAGAGAAACTAGGTGAAGAATTGTCTGGTAGGTCAGGATATTTTTTAGAAGGATCACAGGCAGTATGCATATATGAAAAAAGTTCAAAATAAATGAAATGCGAAAAGAAGCATTTACTTTTCATACCTCTTAAAAATGGTGATCATCAGGCTATTGATGCTTGGTGTGGTCATAAAACGCATAATAAAATTTGGTTTTGTTCAAAGGAATGTAAAAAAATATACAAAAAAAATGAAAAAAGTTTAAATTAACTATTGACATTCTATTGAGAATCAGTTAGTATAGATATATCAAATGGAAAAAAGGAATCAGCAATGACTATGAACTTAACGTTTTTTGAACAAACTCCTCAGCAACGCGTTATTGCAGCTTTTGGGCGTAAGATGATGTGGGCTTCTGAATCAGGAGATTATATGCATATCCCTTTAGAAATCTTAAACAGGTTTTCCGATATTGGTGAAACAATGGCTGAAACCGGTTCTATGGATAGACTCACTCCTCTTGACAAGCAAATAATTAAATACGCAAAAAAGGTAATTAGTGGTTGACATTCTATTGAGAATCAGTTATATTAGTTATATCAAATCGAAAAGGAACTAACATGGAACAGTTTATTACTTTGGGTGGCATCATCTTTCTTAGTGGTGTTATTGGGTATATTCTTGGTAACCGCTCTGGTTGGTCAAGTGCTAAAGAAATCTACGGAAAAGATAATCCTTACGTAGACGTATAAACACAATAAGGAATGAGGAAAATCCGACCAGGCGATAAGAACTCATTCCTTAGCAAGACGATGTTAATGAGGTTGTCAAACCCTCAGATACGTAAAGTATCAAAAATGACGTAAAGAGATACATCGTCTGACGTAGCCTGCGCGTCGTTAGTAAATAAGGTCGGGCCAAAATAGAATATCTGGTGAATATACCGCCCGTGAAATACCGGTGTCGTGAAAACCAGATAAAAGGCAAAGGGGAAAGCCTAGCAATTTCGCTAAACGTACCCAACAAAGCCCTAAGTATGGAAGCGGCCCTCTAACTTAGGTCGGTAAACTCGCTGGTACCGAATTGAAACCCAGTCGGTTGCTGCATACGTGAAATGCAGATAAGAGGGGAGCCACTGCAGTAGGGCTCCCCTTTGATATAAATAATACGTATTTTAAATTATAGGAGTTAATATAATGGAAACTGAAGTCCTAATAGAAAAGCTGAAAGTTGTACTTGCTTCAGCTTTTTCTTTGTACTTAAAATCACACAATTATCATTGGAACGTAACTGGTCCAAACTTTAAACAATACCACGATTTCTTTTCTGATTATTATGAAAATACATTTGAAGCTATTGACGATTACGCAGAACATATTCGTGCTCTTAACTCATTTACGCCAGGTTCATTAAAAAGATTTTCTGAGCTGTCGGTTATATCAGATGAGCTTTCTATCCCAAGTCCAAACTTTATGTTTGTTCGTTTAGGTCAAGATAACGAAAGATTTCTTGCTGAATTGAGAGAAGCACATGGAATGGCTGAACAATTAAAACAAATTGGAGTAGCAAGTTTTCTTGAAGATCGTATTGACTTTCACGAAAAAATGCAGTGGCAAATTACTTCATTTACTGAGTAATAAGTTGGAGTTTTTAGAATGCATGAAGAAGACGAGTGGAAACGCTTACTTAAAATACTTGAAGAACTAATTGATGAAGATCATGGTATGGATTATTTTAATGTAGAAGGAAAAGCCAAAGGATCTTTTAAATATCCTTTATCGCCTGATATACCGTTTCAATTTTTTTCAGATGATAACAATGCTTATGCGTCTCTTATTATGGATGAAGACTCTGATATTCTTACAAGCCGAGATCTTTCAATGGCACAAAATATGTTAAGAGAGATTGGCGTAAATGTTCACGAATGAATTTGATTGGGACGAAACAATCATTACAGTTCTTGATGATGGCGGCCGCTATGAAGATATTCAGGTTTTTATGGATGATACCGAAGTATATATTCGACAGTGGAATGAAAAACAAAATTCATATGACCTTGTGGTTATGACATCTCGTATGTATTTTGAGCTCATGACTGCAATGAAAAAACCTGAAGGCGCATTCATCGCGGAAACATAAAATGAATAATATACAATGTGTAACATACGAAAATAAGAATAAAATTATGGTGGCCACAAGTCTTAAATGTGGATCAACTTCTATGATTATGAATTTAGGATATCCACTCCTTGGATATTTTCATCGCCGAAAAGATCGAGTACAGATGTTTGAGTGGGGCTATTGGAAAGAATACAGTTTTAGTGATTTGAATGAATCAATTCTTAATGAATATCCAATAAGAATAGCAATAGTAAGAAACCCAATAGATAGATTATTTAGTGCATATAAGGATAGGGTTGTTTTAAGAAATAAAGGCGGTTTAAAAGATCATCTTGAAACGTTTTCAAAATTTATTCATAATATAGATTATGCGAGAAAGAACCCTGATATTAAAATTCACACTGAGTCGCAATGCAATCAAATAGGTTATGATCCTAGTATATATACAAAGGTTATATGTTCTGAGGATATTAATGATGTTTTAACACCTATCATATCAGACACGAGTGGATGTCCAGATATTCCTGCATTTTTAGAAAAAACGACTGCCCGAAAAACTAAAGAAAAACCAGTTTATGATGATAAAGAAAAAGACATTAATCTTATACAGAAAATATATAAAGATGATTATGATGTATGGGGAGAATATTTTTGTTGACATTCGGGCCATATCCTATTATAATAGGAAAGTAATTTAGGAGAAACTAAAATGAAGAAAATAATGTTTGCATTAGCTTTGGCGGCATGTGCCCCAGCACACGCAAATGGCAACGATTACGCAACAATCACTTCAGTGAAACCGGTATACATTGACCGCTACGTAACTGCATACACAACGGAGTGTTATGATGTTGAAGTACCTGTCTATGGCAGAACACAAGGTGGTGGGGCGTCAGGTGGAGATGTATTAGCCGGAATGATTTTAGGTGGTTTGCTAGGAGGTACCGTATCAGGTAAAGATAGCGGCGCCGCGGCCGGTGCAGTACTTGGAGGTATTATTTCAGCAGAAAATGGAAACGCTGGTAAACAAGTAATCACAGGATATAGGTACGAGGAACGTTGTGAAAAGGTAAAAAAATCTGTTAACGATCCTGTAGTATCATACTATCGTATAAAATATACATATAACGGTTTTTCATATTCCCAAGATACAGATCGTAGGTACGATGTTGGTGAGAAAGTTAGAATTAAGCTTTCGTTGAATTAAGCAGTTTTATGATGAATAAGAAAGGAAACATTTATGGGCATAAAGGCAGGAAAGATCTGGGGAAAAACAGAACTAGTACATGCAAATGGCGTATTAGAATTTCATCGCATAGAATTTAATAAAGGATTTAAATGCAGTGAGCATGAACACCGTTTTAAATGGAACGGCTTCTTTGTTGAATCAGGCTCTATGATTGTGCGTGTTTGGCAAGACGACGACCAAGAAGGTTTAGTAGATGAAACTATACTTAATGCTGGTGATTTTACTCAAGTAAAACCTGGTAAGATTCATCAGTTTGAAGGTCTTAAAGACGGCGTCGCATTTGAATTATATTGGGCTGAATTTAATCACGATGATATTGTACGTAGGTCAATAGGCACACAGGTATAATGACTATAAGAATTATTGCCGGTCCATGTCAACACGAAACTCTTGCACAATCGTCTATGATTGCTAAAGAATGTAAACGTGTGTGTGATAAGTACGGCGCTGAATATATATTTAAAGCAAGTTTTGATAAAGCTAATCGCACGAACATAAAAGGCGTTAGAGGTGTAGGCTTGCAGTCATTCATACAAGACATTTCAGTTCTAAAAGATACGTATAACGTTAAAACATTAACTGATGTTCATCAAGAAGAACAAGTATGGTATTTAAAAGATATAGTAGATGTATTACAAATCCCAGCCTTTTTGTGTAGACAGACCGACTTAATTGTAGAAGCATGTTTAACTGGATCTATTGTAAATATTAAAAAAGGACAATTCCTTGCACCTCAAGATGTTGATGGTATATTAAGTAAAACAAAGAAGGCAAAAGAAGTTTGGATAACTGAGAGAGGAACAAGTTTTGGGTACGGACGTTTGGTTAATGATTTCGCTGGCATGCACGATCTCCTTTCTAATCTTGGGCCACGATTTGTATATGATGTTACGCACTCGGTCCAATTACCAGGAGCAAACGGAACCTCGTCTGGTGGAAATCGTAAGTATGTTCCTCATCTTTCTCGTGCTGGGGCCGCTCTTGGGATTACTAGTTTTTTCTTAGAAGTACATCCCTATCCAGACAGCGCTCCAAGCGACGGTCCTAACATGTTACATCTTAAAGATTTTGAAAATGTTGTGCGTGATATTGTTAAGTATTCTTATTCAGGAGATATTTCTAATGGTTGAAATAATAATTTATAATTTGGCATTTTGGGCTGTGTATGGGTACATATGTTATTTGCCTTACAAAATAATGCAGTACATAATTGATAATAATGCAACAGTATAAAAAATATTTTTTTTAATATTGACATTCTAACTAAAAGTTGTATATATATCTAGTAATCGTTGATACAATTCAACATGCGGACAGGACCTGGGGGCGGTACCCAGCGACTCCACCATAAACACACTGCTTTGAACTAGAAGTGGCAAGGCTACGAATAAACTAAGTTACCTCCTACTATAGAGGTTACGCAGAGGAAGATACTGCAAGTAGTGTGTTTATGATGGGGTCGAAATAGGATCGACTGGCGTAGAGAGATGAGAGTAGATTACCGTGTTGGCATACGTTATTAAGCCAAAAACTACAAATGCAAACAATAATTTTGCACCATCTGGTTACGCCCTAGCGGCATAACACAGGGAGCTGGCCACTTGCTTAGCAACAGAAAAGTGGCATTTTAAATAAACTTAAATAAAGTAAGGAAAGAATATTTATGCGTAATTTATTCATCACAACAGCAATCGCGTCAGTAATCGCTAGCGGTGCATTTGCTGAAGACAATGCGGCTCCTATGGGCCCAACACTATCTGGCGAAGTTGAACTCAAGTTTGCCGAAACTGCCGATGACAAATGGGGCGGTGCTATGGCTTTGGATCTAGATATTAACGCGTCCGGAATGGCAACTGTTGATTTAGACTTGAGCGCGACTGACGGAAACGCTGTTACTCTAGACAGTTGGACTGTTGGCACAGGCCTCGCAGGTATCGGTATTGCTTTAGGTGACGATAACGGCGTAATGGTAGAAGCAGAAAATTCAACTCACGGTACACTCGCAACACCAGCAATGACAGAATCATTGGCGGTAACAGTAGGCGATGCAACGGTTGCGGTTGGTTTTACAGATTGGACAAAAGATATTACTGACATTAGCAATATCCAAGGTGCATATACATTAGATCTTGGTCGCTTCGCTGTAACTGCAGCTGGTGACTATAACATGGATAGCGAAAACATCGTTGTCGGCGGTGCTGTAGGTGGAATCGATTTAGGCATCGGTAAACTTGGTAGCGCATTAACATATGACGTAGACAATGAAAAAATTGGATACGAAATTGTCGGAGATGCGTTTGGTGTCACTGCTTATGTTAACGGTGATGACGCTGAAATGTTACAAAATATCGGCGGCGAATACGAATATATGATTGGCGGCGCTGAGTTGGGTACAGGCGTTAACTATAACATTGATAAAGAAGAATTTTCACCAACTGTAACTGTTGGTTTTAATTTCTAATTAGTAACTATAATATAAATACTGTGAAAGGGGGGCTCAAGCCCCTCTTTTTTTATAAATAGCTACAATATATGGAAAAACATGGATAAGTGCAATGAAAAAGCTATTATTGACTATAAGTTTTATATTAATGTCTACTATTGTATCAGCACAGGCTATTGTAACTGAAAACACGTCAGAAAGCACAATTAAGTCGGACACAACGTCTAATACGACTGTTAACTCGCCGCCACCCTCGGCGATCTCCCCTTCAATTAACAATTCTAATTCTGACTTATGTACTGTTGGTGTGTCAGGCGCGGTGCAAACGCAAATACTTGGTATATCAGGTGGAAAGACTGTACGTGATTTGAACTGTGAAAAACTAAAAAATGCTAAAACATTATATGATATGGGAATGAAGGTTGCCGCGGTATCTGTTATGTGTCAAGACCCAAGGATTTTTGATGCAATGATGCAGGCAGGAACACCCTGTCCATATGATGGGATGATTGGCAAACAAGCCCGAGCAATGTGGAAACAAAACGAAGACGAACAACCAGGTAATAAAAAGGCATTGAAATTTGATGACGGTACGAAGTCTACTCTTATCGGCGGTGGTCTTATTGGGACCCTTCTCCTCTTACTCTTACTCTGAAACAGTTCCTGAGTACGGAGTAACAAATAATGCCGCGGCGAACGGTATGACGTGGGATATGAAAGACGTAGTCCCTATACCTGGCGGTCTTAAGATAAATGGAATAGTATACAACTATACTGTAGAAAAACAAACAGAAGACGATTTTACGGTATCAATTCAAAACGAAGATGCTCGAGGTGAAGGGTACATATTTCAACAAACAGATGATTGGTCAGGCGTTCCTGGGAATACAATTAATAAAGGAATTCCTATTGATAACATACCAATAGAATATTTTGGATTAGGAGAAATAGCAACCGAAGGTAAAGGGACGGTAACTGATCCAACAGTTTTATATTCTTATATGACCGATCCTTGTTTCATACCGCTCACGGATCCTACATGTCCTGGATATGTTCAGTCATTATACGACTGGCTTAAGGAAAATGGATTATTAACAGATGACTTGGATCCAAATGATCCGTTCTTTGACGAATTAGTTCAGGCTGCATTAGAAAATAGCGCTGAAATAGATGATGAAGAAAAAACTGAAACGGCAGAAAATGAAGAAGACGAAAGCAGTGAAATAAAAGATTTAAATGGAGAAGTTAGTTTGGATAAACTTGCAGACCCTAATGCCCAAGCACAGATTTTAGAACAGCTTGCATCTGTTCAAAAATTTGACCAATATTATGTAACGGAAATACAAGGTGGGGTGTATAACGAGTCGGTAGTTTTATCTGATACAAAATTACCCGACAATGCTAGAGCTATGAGAAACCTGGCATCGGATTCAGCCCATAGATCCATGGTAAGATTACAGTATGATAACTAGTAAAATAAACAAAAGAAATGGAGAAATTCATATGTTAAGAAATGGATTACTTTTAACAATAGCAGCAGCAGTTATCGGCGGGTCAACGTTAGCGGAGTCCGTGCCCATCACCGGTACAGTTGAAGCTAAGTGTTCAATATATACAGACACACCTGGTATTTACGGAAACCCGTTACCAAACAAACTAAGTACTACTCCTTCTGACGGCGGGGTTCTACCCGTTATCCGCTATGATGTTGCATCTGCTGACTTTTTCAAAGCAAAGATTTCACATCCAATATCATTTTCATCAGGCCCATCATTGTCTGATACGGTGGCTTGGTCTGGCAGTACAAGTGTAACACAAACGTCTGTGTCAGGAATGTCCGCTTATAACGATGCTAAAATAGAATACGATAATGTTACAGAATTTGATTTAACATTAGCAGGCAGCACATGGTTTAGTGTAGCATCAACCGCAAGTTATGGGTATAATAAATCGTTCCCAGCTGGTACATATAATGCTTTAGTGACAGCAGAATGTATCGCTAAATAATTATGAAAACTTTATATTATTTCTTAGTGATATTCACTCTAAATATAAATTATGCATCCGGCCATGAAATGACACCGGCGTATCCAAAGTTAACACCGGCTCATGTAGATGGTATAAGCTCGGCCACGTTAAAATTGTTTAATAGAAGAAGTGATGCGAGTTATTATGAAATTGGGGTATTTGACGAAAATTGGAATTCTTTGCCTTTTGCGGCAAGCAGTAAAATATTAAATATAAATTATTTGGAAACTGTGGAATTTGAAATATATATAAGAGATAGTGATAGAAATAAAGTTACATACCTGTGTACTACGTCTAAGCTACTAAAGAAAGACGTATTGTTTACA